CGGGACTGGACCGTCATCGCGACGTTCCGGGTGGACTGCAAGCCCTGGAGGTTGGTCGCGTACTCCCGGACACGACGCAAGCCCTACCCCTACATGGTGAAGCTCTTCAACTCCCGGATGCAGCGGTATCCAGGCGAGGGGATCCATGATGGGACAGGGCTTGGGAACGTGATCAACGATTATGTCGACACTCGTGCGACATCGTTCATCATGTCAGGGCGTCAACGGGATGACATGCTCAGTGAGTACGTCTCTGCGGTGGAGAACCACCAGCTCGTGGCTCCCAAGATCGAGACGGCGTTCACTGAGCACAAGTATGCGTCACTCGAAGATGTCTACGGACGTGGCAAGGACAACCACCTCCCTGACACCGTGTGTGCTTTCGCTCTCGCGTGGCACAAGCGCAACCGACGGACCAAGAAGGTGCGACCGGTTATCGACGTGACCTACGAAGACGGCTCCCCATGGAAGGCAACCGGATGAAGAAAGAGATGAAGAAGCTCATGAAGCGTGTCCAAGACAACGGCTGGGACTATCGTCGACGAAGATCCGGTCACTACGTGATCGAAGGGCCGAAGGGACAGCGGGTCTACTGCTCAGGAACAGCATCCGATCATCGCGCGATCAAGAACATCAAGAAGGATCTCGCGAAGGCTGGTCTGGAGTTAGAGTAGGGGAGACTACAAGCGCATCATCGACGAAGATGCGACCATGCTCAAGAGGTAGCTGGAGGGTAGATCGTGCCAGAAGAGGTGAAGCGCAAGTTCACCGAGATCGGTGCTACGGGTCTTCGTCGATGGGGTGGTTACGTCGACGAGGAGTTCCTGCATCAGCTCAAGGGACCCCGTGCGGTCCGTATCTACAAGGAGATGCGAGAGAACGATCCCGTCGTTGGCGCGGTCATCTTCGCGGTCGACATGCTTCTGCGTCAGCTCTCGTGGCGGACAGAGCCGTACTCACAGGACTGGATGGACCTCCAGGCCGAGGAACTCGTCAAGACCTCGATGGACGATATGTGCTACGACAATCAGACCGAGGTACTGACTCGTCGTGGCTGGGTGTTCTTCGCGGATCTTGATGACTCCGATGAGGTCGCCCAGCGCACTGATGATGGGTTCATGGAGTGGGTCACGCCCAAGGCTCGGCACGTCTATGATTTCGACGGTGAGTTGCTTGGCAATGCCGGGGACGCCGTAGACTTCCTAGTCTCGCCCAACCATCGGATGCTCTTCGCCCCGCGTACAGGGCGAAAGCATGACGCAAGCCAGAAGCACGATCTTGCCATCCACAAGGCCAAGGACATCTTCAACAAGAGTGGGTGGGTCTCCAAACAGGTGCGTTGGGAAGGGCAGCCGACCGGCCTGACCAAGGACGAGTTGGAGTTCCTTGGTTTCTGCCTGGCCGATGGCAACGTCTCGGGCCGTGCTGTGGTGTTGATCCAACAGGAGACGGCTTATGTCGAGGATCTACTACTGCGATGTGGGCTGAAGGCAAAGACTCGTCAGGTCAATGGGTCGACGCAATGGACGATCCACGACGCAGCGTGGGCACGCTCATTGGTCGAGGACTTCGGGCGCACATCGCGGATCAAGAAGATCCCGTCGTGGCTCAAGGAAGCTCCGCCCGAGGAACTGGAGTGCTTCCTGCGAGGTTTCGACGAGGGTGATGGGTATCACTCCCCGACGGGACTGATCGCGCTGTACACGTCGTCTCAGCACCTCGCTGATGATCTCATGGAGATCGGGATGAAGGCGGGGTACGCCACGACGTTGCTCACCCGCGAGGGCTCTCCAAGCAGCTTCGCACCTGGTGCTGCCAACTACCGCGTCTCGTTGTGGTCGCAGGACGCCGCGCTGCATCCGTACCTGAAGACGGGTCGTAACTGGTATCGCCAGCCCTACAAAGGTCAGATCTACTGCGTCTCGGTGCCTTCCGGGGTCATCATGGTCCGCCGCAACGGCAAGCCGATGTGGTCGGGTAATAGCCACACCTGGGAGGACCTCATCTCCGAGATCCTCTCGATGCTGATCTACGGCTGGTCGTGGCATGAAGTTGTGTACAAGCGCCGTGTCGGTGACGTACGGAACCCGAAGTTCCGCTCGAAGCACAACGATGGGCTGATCGGGTGGAGGAAGATGCCGATCCGTGCTCAGGAGACACTCTTCGAGTGGAAGTTCGATGACGATGGTGGTGTCCAGGCGATGGACCAGATCGCGCCACCGGATTACCAGAAGCACAGGATCCCTATCGGGAAGTCGCTGCTCTTCCGCACCTCGATCCACAAGAACAACCCCGAAGGGCGCAGCATCCTGCGTTCTTCCTACCGCCCGTGGTACTTCAAGAAGCGCTTGGAGGAGGTCGAGGGCATCGGGATCGAGCGGGATCTCGCTGGTCTCCCTGTCGCCTGGGTACCTGCGGAGATCTTGAGCCCGGACGCCGATGACAACGACAAGGCGATCGCGGAGATGTTCAAGAAGATGGTCCGCAACGTCCGTCGTGACGAACAAGAGGGTTTGGTTCTTCCGATGGAGTTCGACCAGGACACCGGGAACCAGCTCTACGAGTTCGAGTTGCTCAACTCCGGTGGGACACGTGCGATCAACATCGACACGGCGATCCAGCGCTACGAACAGCGCATCGCGATGACCATCCTCGCGGACTTTATCCTCATCGGCCATGAGCAGACCGGGAGCTACGCACTGAGCGTGAACAAGACCGGGATCTTCCGCACCGCGCTGAACTCCTGGGCTGAATCGATCGCCGAGGTCTTCAACCGACACGAGATCCCACGGTTGTTCGATCTGAACGGGTGGAAACTGGAGGGCTACCCCAAGATCGTGCCGAGCGAGGTCGACCCACCTGACCTTGGGGAGCTTGGTCAGTTCATCACGCAGCTCGCAGGTGCGGGTATGCCGCTCTTCCCGGATCCTGATCTTGAGGACTTCTTCCGCGACATCGCGAAGATGCCGGAGCAGAGCGAAGAAGCGAAGATGATGCAGGAGATGATGATGCAGCAACAGGCTGCGATGGGTCCTCCTGATGAAGATTTCGATGACGACGACTTCGAGGATGAGGAGATGTTCTCGTGAGCACCATCATGAAGGTAGAAGACGACGCTCCTCCCATCGATGGCGAGAACTGGCCTGAATCGATCATGCAGATGGTGCGTGCCGGTGGCCCTGAAGCCATCGGGGCGCTGGAGATCACGCTGATGCAGTTCGCCCTTGCTGCGCTGCACAACTACAGGGATGAACTCCACGACATCGGGATGAAGGCGGTCGAGGAGGACCGGACGAAGCAGAAGAAGCTCGCTCGTGCTGTGACCAAGGCAGCCTTCAGGACCAGGAACTATGACACTGCGCTCAAGGTCTTCTCCAAGGATGATCTCTGGACGCGTGTTGCTGAGCGGCTCGGTCAACGCAACGATGATGGTTTCACCGGGGAACGTGGGTTCGCTCGTCGTAAAGGGATGCAATGGGTCCCTGAACACGAACGTGGTGGCCACACCGTCCGTGGGTACTGGCGTCGTCGGAAGGCAGGCGAACAGGTCTCCAGCGCGACCGAGGAGAAGCTGGCCGAGGAACGTCGGTCCGTCAACCGTGAGGTCGAGAGTCAGCGTCGTGCACATGAACGGCGGCGTAAAGGCGATCGAGAGCTTGAACGGATCGGTGAGAGCGCGATGGAAGCAGGCGCTGGTACCGACCGGTTCCGTCGTCCGTTCTCGTTGGAGAACGTCTCAGGTACGGCGGAGAAGCTGTTGTCAGCTCGCGAATCCGAGATCTACAACCAGGCGATCAAGGAAGGGATCGACGCCAAGGACAAGGGCTGGCTCGCTGGTGTCGGCGCGGTGGGGAACGTGCTCACCAAGGACACGGGGCGGATCCAGTTCATCTTCAAGGCGATGAAGGAGTTCGGACCGTTCACGGGTGCCAGGATCGCCTACAACTACTTCCGTCGGGGTGGGTACGACCTTCCGATGCAGGTCGTTGGTGGGAAGATCCTCACCGAGACCGGAGACGAGATCCCTCCGCCCGGATCGCAGGTCGAGTCGCGGAACTGGGCGATGCGGGTCCTCAAGGGTCGTCTCCCTGGACAACAGGCGGAGAACTCGAAGGCTGAGCCACCTTCCGAGGGGTTCATCATCGACCGCAACGGCAACATCCTCGCCCATGCTGTGGGGCGGGGGAACGACTACTTCTTGCCGTTTAGCTCACGCCATCTTCGTCGGATCAGGAACGAGGATGGTGTGGAGATCGTGCGTCGCAGGATGTACGGCGGACCGACGATGGAGGACTTCCACGCGGCAATGATGTTGGGCGTGGATCGGTTCACCGTGATCTCGAACACGGGTGAGTTCACTGTGGAGCTGACCTCTCGCGCTCATGGTTTCAAGCTGGAGCATGTCCAGGTCTTGGAACGGTTCCGTGACATCGTGTCGACCAAGAAGGAGATGAATTTCACCGCCTACGAGTCGTTGCTCGAAGCGCTTGAATCAGAGTTCCCGCTCCACATGAAGCTGAAGCGTTCCGATCCGGGTGAGTGGAGCGAGCGTCACGATCGGATCCAACCCCCGAAGGGGTTCTGGTCTGGACTCTCGGAGATCTTCGGGGTCTTGAGCGGTGATGACCTCGATCGCATCCCGAAGGAGAAGCGTAAGCGAGAGGACTACCTCCCCAACATCATGGCAGGCGAGGGCGTCTCGGACTGGTACTTCAAGCAGAAGCGTAGGAACGAGGATCCGATCAAGATGTTGGATCGGGTCTTCCGTTTCCAGCGTGAGCACGTCGGGTCTTCGCGTCCCGAGGAGATCGGCTGGATCAAGAACGAGATCCAGAAGCTCTCCAAGAACCCAGATCTCGCTCAGCGTCTCGCCGATCAGACCGATATCCATGTCCCTGGCGCGACACGTCGGGATCATGTCTCTTCGAGTGAGTACAACCGCCCAGGGTTCAACCCTGAGTCTGTGACTGGTTCGATCAACTGGGATCAGTACCCGAACGCAGCTTTCGTCCTCTCTCAGATGGGCTTCAGCCTCGATAGTTACAAGAACGCACCACGCGTGCGTCGTATGGCTCAGCAGATCCAGTCGTTGCCGCAGGAACTCATCGATGAGCTGATCGAAGGGCGTCGTACCACGGACATCAGGACCAAGCGGATCGAAGACGAGATCTTCGACGAGTTCAGCTTCTCCTGATGGAACGGTTCCTGAGCGCGCTGTCACCTTCTCTGCGCGAGGAGGTGGAGCGTGCTGTCGAGGAGCACGGTCGTGGTCGGTTGGAGTTCGTTGCCAACCGCTACATCGATAACGAGGGAAGGTGGCCGACCGACCCCAGCACGGCCACGATGCTCGCTCGTCAGTTCCTCACACAGACCGAGGACTGGGCAGCAGCTCACTACTCAAGCTCAGGTCTCGCATCAGGGACCGTTGCGGCTCTTGCAGGCGCGGGACTTGCTCTTGGACAAGCCAAGGGTGCGATCGTGCTGTCGACCAAGGGGATGCAGAACTACTGGAAGGACATCGTCCAGTATTCGACCGGGCTGAACCCGCTGATCAGCTCAGCGATCTTCAGGGTCTACGACCAGGTGACCAAGGAGACGCCCTGGAACGAACTCGCCCGCGCGATGACGCGGGACCCAGGGATGTTCGATGAACTCATCGGGCTCAACTACGTGAGCAAGATCCAGCAGAACCTCGCAGGACTTCTCACACGCTCCGCCTGGCGTGGAGCCAGGTCGGCGCTGAACCATGTCCAGGACATGACCATCGGGGACTTCTCGCAGGAGAACCCCTGGGTCGAGAGCTACATCCGCTCGTTCGCCGAGAACCAGCGTGCTCTCACCGAGCGGACGGTCCGGCAGATCGTGAACGATGCGCTTGAACGCGGTGTTAGTCATCCGACGATCGAGCAAAATCTCCGGAGATTATGGAACCTCAGCCCAAACCACGCGGCAGCGATAGAGAACCACCGCAAGGGGCTCGCACGGCAGGAGAAGACCGTAGGACAGATACGACGGCTCACAAACGCGTATGCGGACCGCTTGTTGCGCTCAAGGGTGAAGACACTCACCGAGACCGAAAGCCTCGCAGCGTTCAATCTGGGCCGCGAGACGCTATGGATCAGGGCCGTGAACGACGGTCAGATGCCACCGGATACCGTCAAGATGTGGGTGACGGCACAGGATGATCTCGTTTGCCCCATCTGCCAACCACAAGATGGCGCGACGGCTGCACTGGGATCGACGTTCGATGATGTCGGGATCATCGTTCCGCCTGCGCATCCGAACTGTAGATGTCTCATCGTCCCTGCTGAAGGTGGGATCGCGGACTTCTCGTCGAAGAAGTTGGTGTTCCCAGCTCAAGAGCTATCCAAGCATCTCGGTGGACCACGCGGAGAAGATGATCACCCATCGGGAACATCACAGGACGTTCATTCTGGTGGAACTAAGGAGGAACAGACCGATCCTGGGTTCAGTCCTAAATGGACGAACAGCGATATAGCTGATGAGTGGGTCAGGTTTACGACGCCAGAGCTACGTCGTGGGGAGACTGATATCCATCGTGCTTTCCTCAATGACATCAGGACAGCGGAAAAGATCCCTGAGCTTTATCGAGGGATCAATTTCAGTCTTCAGGAAACAGACTTCTCGAACAAGGAGCTGAAGAAGAGCCTCAAGAAGTGGACGACCGAAGGCAAGACCTTCAATCTTCCTCTGTCGTCGTTCACGACGAACATC